AGAAGTTCAAGCTCAAGGGCTGCGGATATGGTATCTACCAAGACTACAACGATAGATGCTACAGCAGAACCTAAAATTTGGACTCAACAGGAGATCGCAGCACTACCTATGGATGAGTTTGATCGTCTTGAATCCGAGATAGATCGAGCTTTAGAAGAAGGTAGAGTTCGTGATTAAAAAGTAACTATTAACATTTAAAGGTGACTTAAAATGGCTTATAATCAATCTGATGCTTTATTCGAGCAATCGACTGATACTAATGGTAACTTTGGTAACTCCGTAACTGGACAAACTAATGCATTCTTTATGCCTAAGGTTTATTCCAAGAAGGTACTTAACTTTTTTAGAAAAGCCTCGGTAGCTGAAGCTATCACAAATACAGATTATTCTGGTGATATTTCTGCATTTGGTGATACTGTCCGAATCGTCAAAGAACCTACGATTACTGTTTATCAGTATGAAAGAGGTGCTGACGTTACGCAGACCAAACTTACTGACATGGAAGAAACCCTTACTGTTGATGTCGCAAACGCTTTCAAATTCAAAGTAGATGATATTGAGGCTTCTATGTCTCATGTAAACTGGAAAGAGGTCGCATCCTCTTCTGCAGCTTACGCTCTAAAAGATGCTTTTGATGAAGGTGTTATTGCTGAATTGTTTAGTGGTGTCTCAACTTCTTCACCTGACCATGTGTTAGGTGCTGATGCTTCTGCTGCTACTCAAACAATGGCGCAACATCAAGGCGGTTCTAATGGTATCGACCTTACAGGTTCTGATGGTACTGGAACTGATCCTCTTGATGTAATGGCATTTATGGCTAGATTGTTAGACGAGCAAAACATTCCTGAAGAAGGAAGATGGTTTGTCGCTCCTCCTTCGTGGTATGAGCAACTGTCTCAATCTGGTTCAAAATTAATGTCAGTCGACTTCAACGCAGGGCAAGGTTCTCTACGTAATGGACTAGTATCAAGTGGAAAGCTTCGTGGCTTTGATATGTATAAATCTAATAACATTGCTGCTGCTTCTACAGCAAGCGGTAAATGTATAGCTGGACATATTTCTGCTGCGGCTACTGCACAAGCTATTACACAAACTGAAGTGATCCGTGATCCCGACAGTTTTGGTGACATCGTTAGAGGTCTTCACGTCTATGGCGCTGATGTACTTCGTAGCGAAGCTTTAGTATCTGCTTTCTATTCAATTGACTAATCGTTAATTAAAGCAATAAAACGGTGTGAGGGAAGGAAATTCTATAATATTCTCCTTCCCCATACTAAAAAAAGGAAACAAATGCCACAGCTAGGAACAGATGCAAGACCTGTAATCTTAAAGAATAAGAAAAAAGGCAATAGAAAAGTAGTAAGTGCAGGCAATAGAATGACTGCTCAAGAAAGAAAAACATACAATAAGAATTTTGATAGGATTTTTGGAAAGACCCAAAAGAACTTTAACAGGCAAAAAGGATAAACAAATGAGTTTATATAAAAACATGAATGCTAGAAAAGCTAAAGGAATAAGCAGACCTAAAAATAAATCTACAATAACACCTGAAGCTTATAAAAATATGGAAGAAGGTTTTCCTAAAAAGAAAAGAAAGAAAGCATCTACTGGTGGAAACCAAAAAAGAGCAATGTACTATTCAGGTGGCGGTGTTAAAAAATATAAAAATATAAAAGACAAAGTTAAAAAGTGTGATGCCAAAGTTGGCATGAACACAATGAAGTAATTGTAAGGATTTAAAATGGCTAAAGGTGTAAAACATTATTTTAGAAATGGCACTGAGTTTAAAGGCAACACACACAAAATGCCCAACGGACATGTACATTCTAATAAAACGCATACTAAAACAAGTAAAAGGCTTTATCATTTTAAAGATTTAAGTAAGACAGCAAAGAAAAAAGCTAAAGGTAAGAAATAAAAATGGCAACTACTTATTTACAATTAACGAATGAGTTATTAAGAGAATCAAACGAAGTTGTTTTAACTTCAAGTACTTTTAGTGGAGCAGTAGGAATACAAGCGCATGTCAAAGACTGTGTTAATCGTTCTTATAACGATATAGTTATGGCTGAACCTCGTTGGTCTTTTCTTGCTACAGGAGAAAGCGGAACTACAGATCCTTTTTATGGTAATGTTAATGTAGAAACCGTAGCAGGAACAAGATGGTATGAATTAAAAGCTTCATCAAGTTCAGTTGCAAATGATTATGGTGCAATAAATTGGGATGATTTTTATCTTACAACTATAGGTGTAAGCGGAGAATCAGCACCTTATACAAGTAAAAATTTAAGATTTGCTACTCTTGAAGATTGGAAAGATTTTAGAAGAGAATCTGAAAATGTAGATGATGCAGATACACAAACATACGGAACACCTAATGTGGTTTTTAGAAGCACAGATGGCCGTAAGTTTGGAGTAAGTCCTATACCAGATAAAGTTTATAAAGTTTGGTTTTTTGCATATGATTTACCGACAGCGTTAAGCGCACACGGAGATACTATTGTATTTCCTGATATGTATAGCACTGTATTATTAGCAAGAGCTAGATACTATATGCATCAATTTAAAGATGATTCTCAAGTTGCTGCTTTTGCTTTAGATGATTATAAAAGAGGTTTAAGAAGAATGAGATCAAATCTTCTTAATCCTGCACCAAAATATATAACAGACGATAGAGTAAAAGTAATATGAGTTCACAGCCTTTTGCATTGGCTTGTCAAGGTGGCTTAAATAAAGTATCAAGTCAGTTTGAACTGTTAAGATCTCCTGGAGAAGCTACAAAATTAACAAATTTTGAAGTTTCTACAAACGGTGGATATCGAAGAATAAATGGATACACACAGTTTGGAGATGGCACAAGACCAAATAGCTCAAACGCTATTAAAGGCTTACAAGTATATGCAGATGGTTTAATTGCTGCTTCAGGAACAAATATATATTTTAGTCAAGACGGAGACAGTTGGTTACAGATAAATAAAGATAGCGTTGCAGGTGGAGGAGACAACTACAGTACGTTTACAGGTAGAAGCACATTAGCTAGAACTTCACAGGACCAAGCATCTTTTGCAATATATGAAGGCGATACTGATTATGGAGAACTTATAATAACTGATAGAAGTTCTGCAACTAAACCTTTATATTTTAAAATGACAGGAACAGGCTCGGCATTGAGTAGTCGAACTTATTTTACTAAAGAAATTACAGTTAGTGGAAGTGTCTATCCTAAATATTGTGTAATTCATGATAGGCATTTAGTAGTAGGAGGAGCAGCAACAGCACCAAATACTATATATTATAGCGGAACTGATGACATAGATGACTTTTCATCTACAGGTTCTGGAAGTATAAAGTTAGATGATCAAGTAGTAGGTTTAAAATCTTTTCGTGATGATTTAATTATATTTTGTAAAAACAGTATTTATAAATTAGTAAATATAAACAACTCATCTACTATTGCAGTACAACCAATAACACAGAACATAGGTTGTTTAGATGGTGATAGCATTCAAGAAATAGGTGGTCAATTGTTGTTTTTAGCACCTGATGGAATAAGAACAGTTGCAGGTACAGCAAGAATTGGTGACGTTGAACTTGGATCTTTAAGTAGAAAAATACAACCTATTGTAGGAGATATTGCAGATAATATTTCTAGTTATAATATAAGTAGTGCTGTAATAAGAAGTAAATCTCAGTATCGTTTATTTTATGGAAGTTCTGGTATAACTACTGCTGTTTCAGAAGGAATTATAGGAACACTTAGAATTACACCAGAAGGCGGTGCAAGATTTGAATGGTCTGAAACAAAAGGAATACAAGGAAGTGGAGGCTTTACTTCTGGTTTTGATTCAACAGGAACAGAAAAGCTTTATCATGGAGATTATGCAGGTTATATTTATAATCATGATACAGGAGATAAGTTTAATCCAGCAGGAACAGCAACAAACATCGATGCTGAATACGAAACACCAAGTTTAGATTTTGGAGATTTAGGAGTATTAAAAACTTTAAAGTATGTTAAGTTATCAGTTAAACCAGAAGGATCAGTACAGCCTTCTTTAAAAGTTGTTTATGATTATGATGATTCAACTATACCACAGCCTGCTGCTTATACTTTAAGTAGCATACCTACACCTGCAATTTTTGGAACAGGAGCATTTAATGCAGTTACATTTGGAGCAGCGCCTAATCCAATGACTAGGCAAACAGTAGAAGGAAGTGGAAACACTGCTTTTTTAAGATTATTTAGTGATGATCAAAACGGACCATACACAGTAAATGGAATTTATATAGATTACGTACCTTCAGGGAGAAATTAAGAGATGGCACAAAGTTATACAAGACAAAGTAGTTTTAGTGATGGAGATACCATTACTGCTGCTTTGTTTAACAATGAATACAACCAATTAGTAAATGCATTTACATATAGTTCTAGTAGTGCATCAAGCACTGGACATAGGCATGATGGTACAGCAGGACACGGTGGTAATATACACACTATAGGAGATTTAGATTTCCTTAATAAAATTGTTGCAGATAGTACAAATAATCGTTGGGGAATATTTGTTCAGGTATCTTCTTCCGCAGTTGAACAAATTAGAATCCAAGATGGAGCTATTGTACCAGTAACAGACAACGACATAGATTTAGGTACAAGTTCTGTAGAATTTAAAGATGCTTACTTTGATGGTACAGTTACAACTGATGCATTGGTTGCAGATACAGCCGACATAAACGGAGGAACTGTTGACGGAGCAATTATTGGTGGTTCAAGTGCAGCAGCCATTACAGGTACAGCCATTACAGGTACAAGCTTTGTAATTGGTTCAGCAGACATTTCTGAAGCAGAACTAGAAACAATTGACGGAGTTACAGCAGGAACTGTTGCAGCTTCTAAAGCAGTTGTAGTAGATTCAAATAAAGATATAGCTTCTTTTAGAAACATTACACTTACAGGCGAACTTGATGCAGCTACACTTGATATAAGTGGAGATGCTGATATTGATGGTACAACTAATCTAGATGTAGTAGATATAGACGGTGCAGTTGATATGGCTACTACACTTACTGTAGCAGGTAACGTAGATTTTAACGGAGATTTAGATGTAGATGGCACTACTAACTTAGATGTTGTAGACATTGACGGAGCTGTTGACATGGCCACAACTCTTGCAGTTGCAGGTAATGTAGACTTTAACGGAGACTTAGATGTAGACGGTACTACTAACCTTGATGTCGTGGACATTGATGGTGCTGTTGATATGGCTTCTACACTAGCAGTTGCAGGTGTTTTAACAGGAGCCTCTTTAGATATTAGTGGCGATATAGACATAGATGGTACTTCAAACTTAGATATAGTTGATATTGATGGTGCTGTTGACATGGCTACAACTCTTACAGTTGGTGGTGAAATAACAGCAGCTAGTCTAGATATATCAGGAAACGTAGATATAGACGGTACTCTTGAAACAGATGCACTTACTATTGATGGAACTACACTTGCAGAAACAATCAGCGATACTGTTGGAGCTATGGTTGGAAGTAATACTGAAACAAATATTACAGTTACTTACGAAGACTCAGACAATACATTAGACTTTGTAATCGGTACACTTAACCAAGACACTACAGGAACAGCAGATAATATTACAGTCTCTGCAAATAATAGCGCAGACGAAACTGTTTATCCAGTATTCGTAGACGGTGCTACAGGTTCTCAAGGTGCTGAGTCTGATACAGGACTTAATTATAATCCTAGCACAGGAATGTTAACAACCACAGGAGTTACTGCAACATTTACAGGTAATATAACAGGTAATGTAACAGGTAATACAAGTGGTACAGCAGCTACAGTAACAGGAGCAGCACAATCAAATATTACAAGTCTTGGAACGCTTACAACACTTACTGTTGATAATGTAATAGTTAATGGTACAACTATAGGACATACATCAGATACAGATTTAATAACATTAGCCGATGGCAATGTTACTATTGCAGGAGAGCTTGATTTAACTACTTTAGATGTATCAGGTGATGCTGACATAGACGGCACACTCGAAGCAGACGCAATTACTGTTGGTGGCACAACTCTAGCAGAATTTATTTCGGACACAGCAGGTGCTATGTTCTCAAGCAATACTGAAACAGGAATTACTGCTACATACCAAGATGCTGACAACACAATTGATTTAGTTGTTGGAACATTAAACCAAGATACTACAGGTACTGCTTCTAAAGTTACAGTATCAGACAGTACAGCAAACACTAATTTCCCTGTAGTCTTTCATGACGAGTCTAATGCACTATTAGATGATACAGGAGCTTTAAGATATAACCCAAGCACAGGAGAACTATTGGTTCCTAAACTGACTGTAGCAGGTACAACCACTACAGCAGACACAGTTACGATGGAAGCTTCAAATGCTATTATCTTTGAAGGTGCTACAGCAGACTCAAACGAAACAACGCTTAGTATTGTAGACCCAACTTCGGACCACACACAATATTTAATTAACCAAGGTGGATACATTCCAGTCTTGGCAGCAGCTACAACAACTGCTATTACTGCAACACCTGCGGAATTAAATCTATTAGATACCGCAGCAGCCAACAGTGTAGTTAATTCTAAAGCAGTAATTTATGGTTCTTCAGGAGAACTGGCAGGAACATTAAGCACTGCAGCACAGACAAACATTACAAGCGTTGGCACATTATCAAGCCTAGCTGTTGGAGCGATAACATCTACTGCAGCATCCACAATTACAACAGCAGATAACCTAGCACAACTAACGCTTGTATCCACAGATACAGATTCTAGTATAGGTCCAGTTCTTGATCTTAAAAGAAATCCAAATGAAGCAGGTGCGGATAGTGATTTTCTTGGTCAAGTTCATTTTACTGGACACAACGATGCAGGAACACCTGAAGATATTGTTTATTCAAAACTTACCTCACAAATAGTTGATGCTTCTGATGGTACAGAAGATGCCAACATGGTTGCTTATGTGATGAAAGGTGGATCAAGAGCAGATATGTTTAGGCTTGGTCCGACAGAAGCAGTATTTAATGAAAGCAGTAATGATATAGACTTTAGAGTTGAGAGCAACGGCAACGCCAATATGCTTTTTGTTGATGGTGGGAATGATACTGTTGGAATAGGCGCTGTAAGTAGTGCAGCTCCTTTTCAAGTAAGTGCCTCGCCTTCAGATACAGTAGGTACTGTTGGAATTAGTTTAAAAGATGCAGATAACGCTATTGAATTTGGCTTACGTTTAGATGCAACTTCTAAAGACTTACATATTGACAGATACTATTCTGGCGGTTGGCATAATAATATGACCTTTGATAGAAGCTCTGGAAACGTAGGAATCGGCACCGCAAGTCCAGAAGAACCACTACATATTAGTGAAGGAGATTCAGGTGTTACTCCAAAAGCAGGAACGCTTCTTTTTGTTGAAAACGATGGAGCTGCCAAAATAAGTCTTGGCTCTGCAAATGATAATGATGGTCAAATACTTTTTGGAGATGATGGTGATAACGATATTGGAGCAATAACTTATTCTCATGGTGGCAATAGAATGGAGTTCAAAGTCAATGCTTCTGAAAGAATGAGAATAGATTCATCAGGAAACGTTGGGATTGGTACTACTACTGTAAACGGAAGACTTCATAGTGAAGACTCAACCGCAGGAAACTGGGTAGGTTATTTTAATAATACAGGTACTGGTGGTGCAGGTGTATTAATCAAGAGTGCAGGCGCAACAGGAAGTGAAAACTTATTAGATGTTAGAAACGGTAGTAATACTTTATTTAAAGTTGAGCAAAATGGAGATGCTGTTAGGATTCCAACAGATGATATATGGTTTACTTTAGGCGCTAGTAATGATCTAGGACTAATCCATGATGGTTCTAATTCTTATATGTCCAATTACTATGGTGCTATGTATTTTGATCAACATGTCAACGATGGAAACATGGTTTTTAGATCAGACGATGGTAGTGGTGGTGTAGCAGAATATTTAGCTCTTGACGGTGGTTCTGAAAAAGTAAAAGTAGCAAAACATCTTCAAGGAGCTACAAATATATCATCTTACAACGGTGCAAATGAGTGGGTAACAATAAGAGGATTAAGTGGAGGTCAGTATATTCAATATGGATCAGGTGATGGCTTATCTTTTGTAGCGGTTGATACTTTTCCTAATTCGGGTGCATCAACAAAGATGTATTTGAATGCTGGTGGTAGGTTATTAGTAGGTTCAACTTCTGAATTATCACCAACCTCAAGAGTATTTATTAATGCAAACTCAAACAGCACCAATCCAGCTCTTAATCTTAAAGCCGCAACGACAACTTCATCGGGTTCCGTAGTAATATTTTTTGCAGGAGATGGAGATGAAGTAGGCTCTGTTGGTATGTCTAACTTAGAACAAGGAACAGGTGTTTCATATAACACAGGTTCAGATGCTAGATGGAAAGATGTCACAGGCGAAGCCAAAGGGCTTGAAGTAATAACTAAATTAAATCCAGTTGCATTTAATTGGAAAAAGTCAGGACTAGCCGATGAAGGATTAATAGCACAAGAGGTTCAAGAACATGTACCAAACATCGTCCAAGAAGGCAGTAATGGTTATTTGCAAATGGACTACGGAAAACTTGTCACACCACTTATCAAAGCGGTTCAAGAACAGCAAGAACAGATCGAAGAACTTAAACAACAAATAAATAAACTAAAAGAGGAAAAATAAAATGGCAATCGGATATACTTGGGATGTTTCTACAGTAGACACATATCCAACTAAAGACAGTAAAAGTGATGTTATCTATAAGGTACACTGGAGACTTAAAGCAACTGATGATACCAATAAAGACAGTGATGGTAATTTTTGGTCAGCAGTTACATATGGCTCACAAGCATTAGATACTTCAGATCTTTCAAGCTTTAAAGCTTTTGCAGATGTTACAGCTTCTAACGTACAAGGATGGGTTGAAACTGCTATAGGTTCTGATGAAGTGACATCTATGAAAACAGGATTAGATTCACAAATAGCTGAAATGATTACACCTACAAGCGTTCAAAAAACTATAGGAAGTTAATGGAGCTTTCAAGCTATATAATTTGGAACGTGGTGTTGACTCTTGTAGTCGCACCTGTGCTGTATGGTATACGCAATAATGCTACAGAGCTTAAAAGGCTTGACATCCTTATCAATAAGACAAGAGAAGAGATGGCTAAAGAATATATATCCAGAGATACGTTTGAATACGACATGGGTAAACTTATGAAGGTCTTAGAAAAATTAGAAGTAAAACTAGACAGACTTTTTGAACAGGAAGGAAAGTAAACAATGGCAAGAAAAAGATATAATAAAGGTAATAGACTTGATATGAGACAAGGCGGTAGAGTTGCTTTGGCTAGAGGTCGTAGTCCTAATAGAGAAGAAAACGGAACAGGCCGTAAAGATCCTAGAAATCCTAGACCTGATCCTAGACCTGATCCTAGACCTGATCCTAGACCTGATCCTACATCTAGACCTGAACCTAGACCTCGTAAACCTACACCTGATCCTAAACCTATACCTGGACCTAGATATACTCCTACAACACCAACAGGACCAGATCCAAGAGATCCTATAGATATTCCAGAAAGCGAAGGAGATAACACTCCACAATATACAGATCGTACAGACAATCAAGCACGAGCAACCAGAGAGTTTGTACAACAAGCAGCAGAAGGTAAACTTCCTGCGGATGCTATTATGTCTGAAACAGCAGTTACAGATCCTAATATAAAGTTTGTTGAAGACACTATTCCTCAAATGACAGAGACAGCTCTTCAAAAGGCCCAAGCATCTACTGCAAAAATGTTACCTAAAGGTTTTAGTTTTACTCCTCCTGAAGGATTAAATATAGATGCTACAAGAAGACCTCCAGCAGGAAAAAGATATATTTATGGTCCTGATGGTCAAACTCAACTAGTCGATGAAGATGCAACTTTTGTAGAAGGAGAAGCAGTTGCAACAGGTGATTCCTCTACTGTTGATTTTTCTAGTTATAGAACAGATTCAGAAGGAAACCCAATTTTAGATGCAGATGGAAAACCAATACCAACACTAGAATCATCAGGATATACAGCAGATCAAATAAGCAAAGAGTCTGCTCCAACAGTTACAGTAGCATCTATTAGTGGTCTTTCAGCAGGCGCAACAGCGAATTTAGAAGCAATAACACGGAGAGATCCTGCAACAGCCGCCAGCATTACTGATTCTATTATGAATGCAGCAAAAGCTAAAAATGCAGATGCTGTTATTAGTGCAGGCGCTTTTGCTCCTGAAGTTACAGGTATAGGTGGAAATGTATCTGAAACACCTGATGCAGAAGTAAAAACTAGAGAAGCTATTACAGGAACTAAAGCCACAAGTACAGAAGCACAGATCGTAGGTACAGTCGGTTATGAAGCTGCTCAACAAAGAGCAGTAACAGGTGAGGCAGCCAAAGGTGCTGCAGCCGATATGCTTGCAGAAACAGCAAACTTACCTCCAGAGATAAGTGCATCAATTGTAGAAGATCCTGCAACTGTTGAAGCACAGATAGATACTCAACCTGTAGAAGTTCAAGCTGCAGTCGCTGCATTACCTACAGAAGCTTTGGTTTCTTCACAAATGGAAAACCTTTTAGGAGGCATGGAAAATGGTGAAACTCCTTTATGGGCTAAACCTGCGGTAGACGCAGTTAATCAAATGATGGTTCAAAGAGGTTTAAATGTTTCAAGTGTTGGAAGAGATGCATTGTTTAATGCAATTATAACACAAGCAATGCCTATGGCTCAAAGCAATGCACAGGCTTTACAGGCTAGAGCAGCTCAGAATTTATCAAATGAACAACAAGCTAATTTAGAACAGTCTCGTCAAGATATGCAAAGACGTATGGCTAATCTTTCTAATCGTCAAACGTCTGCTAGTCAAACTGCACAGATGGCTCAACAGATGGCCACAATGCAAAGTCAATTTAGACAAGATGCTACAATGACTACTGCACAACAGCAACAACAAACAAGAATGCAAAACTTGCAGAATGAACAACAAGCTGCTGTATTACGTTCTCAGAATCAACAAGCCATTGCCGCACAAGAATTAGGAAACGAGCAACAAATAAATCTAACAGAATTACAGATTGATGCTGCTAGAGCAGGTGCTGATCAGTCTGCAGAAAATCAAAAACGTATGTTAGAAATGCAAACTGCAGCAGATTTCTTATCTAAGAACGCTGGGTTTAAACAACAAATGCAAATTGCAAATTTGTCAAATGATCAACAAATGAGATTGGCAAATCTTTCTGCTCTTAATCAAGCATCATCTGAAAACTTAAGTGTAGAACAACAGACAGAACTTGCAAATCTTAATAAGACAATGCAAATGAATATTAAGAATGGTGAGTTAGCAAATGCAATGGGTGTTGCTCAATTAAATGTTGATCAACAAAGAGCCATGCAAAATGCTAACATGGTTGCTAACATGGACATGACTAAGTTTACTGCAGAACAACAAGTAGAATTAGCTAACAGTAAATTTATGCAGACCGTATCTATTCAAAATATGAATGCAGAACAGCAATCTATTATGCAAAACGCAACAGCTATGGCAAGCCTAGACTTAGCAGAACTCGATTCAAATACTAAACTTGCTGCTCAAAATGCACAGGCTTTTCTTAGTATGGATATGGCAAACTTGTCAAACGAGCAACAAGCCAACATGCTTAGAGCGCAACAAGATCAACAAAGATTGTTAAGTAATCAAGCTGCTCAGAATGCATCTTTACAGTTTAACGCTGCTAACGAGCAACAAGCTAATATGTTTATGGAAAACCTAGCTGTTCAAGTTGATTTAAATAATGCTTCAAGAAACGATGCAATGTCACAGTTTAATGCAACACAGTCTAATCAAGCAGAAGCAAGACGAATGGCAACAGAAGCTGATCTTTCTAAATTAAATGCTCAGTTAGAAACACAAGTTTCACAGTTTAACGATCAACAAGATTTTCAAAGAGATCAGTGGAATAAAGCAAATGAAACTGCAATTATGCAATCCAATGTAGAATGGAGAAGAAAATCAAACACAATAAATACTGCAGCTCAAAATGAAACCAATAGGTTTAATGCTGCAAATGCTTTTAATATGAGTACACAAGGCATGACATTTATGTGGCAAGAAATGAGAGATCAAGCTAATTATCTTTTTCAAGCAGAACAAAATGAGGCTCAAAGACAGGCTGGATTGTTTAATACTATATTAGGACAAGAAGCATTGATTACTGAAAACAGTGGCTTACAAAACTCATATAAAGATTTAATGGCAACCGTTACTGGTTGGTTCGGTACATAAAAGGAGATACTCAAAAACAAAATGAAAAGATTATTTAAGAAAATTTTAAAACCTATTAAAAATGTTGTCAAGAAAGTTGGTGGTTTTTTTGGTAGAGTAATGAATAAATTAGGTCCTTTAGGTATGTTTGCAATGATGATTGCTATGCCTACTTTATCTAACTTTTGGTCCTCGATGGGTAATGCTATAGGAGGTACTGCAACAGGTGGTCAAGTAGCAGCAACTGCCGCAGCAGAAGCATCGGCAACTGCATCAGCTACAGGAGCAACCGCTTCTCAAGCTGCCAATTTAGGAGCAGAAGCAGGAAGACAGGCCGCAAAAGAAGCAGCTAAGAAAGCAGGAGAAGGTGTATTAAAAGCTTCTGTAAAAAGTGCTTATGCTTCTGGAACAGGACAAGCTACAGGTTTGTTTGCAGGTGGCACAGCTAGTCAGGCTTTAGGATATACTTTAAAAACTTTACACAATACTGCATCTTTAGGAATGAATGTATTTAGTACTTTAACTGGAGCAGTCAGTGGCGCTCTTGATCTTGTTAGTGGTGGAAGCCTTACAAAACTCGGTAACTTTTTCGGAGATCGTTTTGGAGATTTTCAAACTAGAATGGGAATGGCTACTAGTGAAGGATATAAAACTAGATTAGGAGATCGTTTAAAACAAGGTCAATTAAGTGATGGTTTTTTAGAAGTTGTTCAAAAAAGAAATCCTAAGTTGTTTTCAGAGTATAAAAATTTCTATACTCCTGAAGGAGAATATATTAGTGCTAGAGATAGTATAAGATCTTCTCAAGATACTGATGCACTACTTAAACAAGATGTTGAGTCTATTCTTGCAGGCTCAAACAAAAATAGAAATTATTTAGTCGATGCTGATCCAGATGCTTCTAAACGTATGTACTCTAGTGTTTCTGAAGAAGTGCCTGCTGATTTAGGAACATATAATGTTACAGGAAATCGTGAAGAACTTTTAGGAGATATAACTATTGGAGGAAAAGGTGATTTTGTTAATATGGATGCTTTAAATAAAAATACTTTTAGTGATAGTTCGGCTTTTTCAACATTACCGCCTGTTGAAGGAGAGTTAAGTTTATTAGGAAAGACAAGAGAAGTAGCTTCTGATTTTTATGCAGATATAAAACAAGGAATAATGGGAGGAGAAAGAACTACAATGGTAGATGAATATGCTGTTGATTCAGCAGGTGTATCTTTTCCAACAGGAAAACAAATAGAACAAACAGTTATAGATCCAAACATTATTCAAAGAGCTTCGTCTGCTGCAGGAGATTCAATTTCTAATTTTCCTAAGAAAACAATTGATGAATACCAACAGTCTTGGATAGATAGAAAACTTGGAAATGTTCCTCAAGTTGTAAATAATTATACTGCGAGATCAGAAATTCCAGGAATAAATTACGATCAAAGAAATGATTTTGTAGTTGAATTACCTAGAGACTTAAATGATCCTGACCTTATTAATGTTAATAATTATAATAATAATAATAACGGTATTTTTTCAGCCAATCCTTACATTACTGTTGATCAAAGAGGCGATAGAACAAATATTGATTATGGTACAGGAGGTATGTATGGATAATAATATGGAAGGACAAATCGCTATGCCTCAGTTTGAAAAACCTATTCCAGGTTCTTCTTTGACAAGCAGTGTTGATAATCCAAAACCTTTTGAGAAAGCACCTGAAATTACAAAACAAGCAGACGGAATTAATTATTTGTTTTTAAAATTAACAGACGAAGAACAGTATCCAAAAGTAATGTCTTCAATAAGAGAAGGAGTTCCATTAAGCGAACTAGCTCAACTTGTTTTATTTGAAGGTTTTTCTCAAGGCAAATGGAATCCAGATATGGTTTTGCTTTTGTTTGAACCTTTAATATATATGCTTATGGCCTTGTCTGAAAAAGTACAGATTGAATATGTATTGTATCCTAATGAAGAAAAAGACGATGAGGTATTAGACATAGAACAAGAAGTAGAAATTTTAAGAAAGATTGCTGATATTGCTGCAAAAGAAGTTGGTACTGGAAGCAAAGTAACTTCTCTTCCTTCTGAAATACAAGAAAGATTAGAAGAGTTTAAACCTTCTGGTGATACTTTAAGTCTTATGGAAAAAGAAGAAAAACCAATAACTGATATAAGTTTAATGGAAAAACAATCATAGTATATAGAGGAATAAAATAATGGTTGATAGATGGCAAGGAAAAGGAACTGAAGAAGCAAAAGGCTATGCAGAAAAAATAGATACTGCATGGGATGACATTTATATGGGAAATAAAAGTAGTTCAAGTAGTCGTAAAGACCTTAGAAAACTTTTAAAAATAGGAGCAGGCTTGGGTATAGCAAAACTATACGGAGACAAGCAAGTTGAAAAATACGGTAACGATGCTTTATCAAGAGCAAATGATGTTAGTTTAGAGCTTCAACAACAAAAACAACTATTACTAAACGATATAGAACAGGCATCGGCTATTGGAGTAAGAGAAAAAAGAATGCGAGAAAAAGGCATTTTTGATGTTCAAGATCCAAGACAAATAATGGAAGACATAGTTAATGATCCTGCTACAGGTTTAAATGCAGAAGGAGTTGCAAGATGGAACACTCAATACGGTTCTGGAAAAGCCTTAGAAGGAGGAGCAACTCAATATAATTTTGAAGATATATCTACATTAAGAAATATATTTAATAGTGAACAAATAGAAAGAGCTTCAAATTTACTAGGACAACATTTAAAAGGATCGGCTGCTTTTAAAGGTTTAAGAGGACCTGGTGGCATAATGCCGTCTATAACAACGACCAAAGAAGGTCAAAAAATTATTGATGATCAAGGCTATTTAAACAATGTTCAAACTGCTCTTGATAATATATCTGTAATAACACAGAATATTAAAACAGACGTAGATGGAATGAAATGGACAGACGGTATTTTATTGCGTATGGGAATTAAAAAGTTAGATAGAGAGTTTATTATTAAAGAAGAAATTTCAAAAGAAATAAATAGAAAATCTCAATCAGAAATAAGAAAAAATTTAAACTTTAATCTTAAACAAACTACTGCAGATGAAAATTTAGCGAAGCAATTAGAACTAAGAATACAGCAAGGTATAACTCAAGATATACAGAATATGGATATTGATGAGGCTCTTAAAATTTTAAATATTGTTACTCCTAAAGTAGGAACACTAATAAAAACAACAACAAGTCAAGGTAGTTTTGATGGTACAACAGTATCAAAAACAACTGAAGATGTTTACATGAAATCTGAAAACTTTATAAGTTCGTTAGCTGAGACAGCAGTAACAAATACTATAAATAACACGGATGGATCAATTAAGACAGGAATGAGTGATATTGTAGAAAGAGCTGAAAGTGATGAAATTCTCATGGCAAGATATACAGGCATGATTGGAGAAAGATCAGGTGCTGTGGATATGATAAAACAAACTATAGCAGACTTAAGGTTGCCGATTATAGAAGACGATCCTTTAACACCTAAGATAGATGAATCTTTTATACCTTCTGAAAATTTTGATCAAGCCTTTAACCAATATTGGCAAATTATAGATTCACAAGGTAAAAAATGGAATGAAGGTGAGTTCAATAGAATTAAAGGTAAATTAGGTTATGATGCAAAAACACAACTTGAGGAGTTAGAGTATGATCTTATTAATACTGGATTGCAATTAATACCTTATAGTAGTGAATCTCGACAAACTGAAATCAAAAATCAACTTCGTCAATTGACTGGTAGAAGAGATAGTTTAATGGATATGTTAAATGAAACAGAACAAAACAAAACTAATTTTGATGTTTTTTCAGAAGATAAAAGACAAATTAGTTGGAATGCTTTGATGAATACATTAGGAGAATTAAAATCAGTACGTGATTTAGATGATTTATTAAACATAGGTCATAGTACCGATGTTGCGACTGCTTTACTACAAGAAGCAAAAGGAGCAAATTATGAAAAGATGTATAATGTATTGAACAGAGAAGGAGAATTTACTGGATCAGACTTGCAAACTCGTTATGGTGTAATGGTAGGATTTTTAACACAAGCTTATATGAGAACTGGTAAAGATGAAGATGTTGCACAGCGTTTAGCTTCTATAGATGTAATTTCAGAATTGACTTATCAAGATAAATCAGGCAATAATCCACAAAGAGTAAGTATCAGTAGTTTATTTGCTAATAAAATATTTGGTCAAGGAAATAAAAAAGACCCACAAACAAGTATAATTCCACTAGCAAATAGAATATTTAAAGCTGAAGAACAATATCAAAATGCAGATATTGAAAGTGCTTTGTCAATGATGAAAGAATCTTTAGATACTGAAGAAGTAGCAGAAATTCTTGCTATAAAAGATGATTATATTAAAGTATATCAAGGCAAAGATCTTCCTCCTGATACTCCTTCTTTTGATGATTTAAACAATAGAGAACAATTACGTTTCTTATTACGACTTTCTGGTCAACTAATGTCAGTAGATCCATCATTAAAGATGAGACTAGAGCCTGATGTTATTAGATTATTAGATACTGCTACAAACATAGGAAGTAGTCAAGATAGAGAAACTGCCGTTACTATATTAAATAATATGATTACACAAGAATTTAATTTGGCAGAACTTCTTTAGGATAATTAAATGTTGACTGAACTTCAAAGACAAGCTTTAAACAGTTTTATGTTTAGAGATAGATCTCAGGATGAAGAATATCTTGAAGATGAAGATATGATTGTTGATTTTACTGATCAACTTGAAGAAGATACTCTTAATGTAGATATTGATCAACCAAGCATAGAAGAACAAGAACAAAAACAAGAAATAATTGTTCCTGATCAAGATGGTCCAACTATTCCTTTTCCTAAAGAAGCTACTGCTGAAGAAGAACAAGAACAAAAAGAAGAAGAAGAAGTTCCTTCTATAGTAAACGATGTAGCACCTCCAACAAGAAACAAAGCGTATATTGAAATAGCAAATCAAGCTATTTTAAGACCTATGGATATTCAAATTGCTAGATTAGAAAATAATTTAGATAGTAAATATGCAACTGATGACTCTAAAAAAGAAATACAGACAGAATTAGATGTTCTTAAAAGAGAACGAGATGAAATACAAAAACAAATTACTGCAGATAATTATTCTTTAATTACTGATTTTTCAAAAGATATATCTAGCTATACTAAATTAGACGGTACAGACGATGCAATAAAAGCAGAAGAATTTTTAAAGGCTGATACTGCACAAATAAAAACTATTGATGCTTATGTAAACAACCCATTAATAAATAAAGTAGCTATGGATTTCTTTAATGAATTAGGAGAAAAAGCTTGGAAGAATGCTTCAGCCGATGAAATGATGTATTATTTTAGAAAGGAAGTTTCTCTTGATGATATGATTAGAAGGGCCACACAAGTAGGAGACTGGTCAGATGAACAAAAACAAAGGTATCTTTGGTTAAGAGAAACATTTGATAATACTAGTTGGACAGAATCAAGATTAAGTAGAAAACTAGAAGCAGTCGGTGAATATACATGGCAAGTAATTTGGGATCCAGCTACGACAGTTACTCTCTTAACTGCTCCTTTTACAGGAGGCGGTTCTGTTGCAGCAAGAGCAAGCGCTCAAGCAGCTTCTAAAGTTGCCTTTAGACATATGTTATTAAATGGACTTAAAAATAATTTAAGCGCTAATTCAATTAAACAAGTAGCAAGTCGTATTGTATCTAAAGAAAGTTATAGTGCAAGAGCTTTAAAAAATACTTTGTTTGGTACTCCTGCTAGAACAAACATGACATACGGATTTACATATGGATCTATTGCAGATAATCTAATTCAAGAAAAAGCAATAGGTTTAAATCAACAAGACGAAAAAGATTATTATCGAATAATAAAAAACGGTGGTTTGTTTGCTTTAGCTGGAGGAACATTAGGTAAAGTAATAGACTCAACACCTGGAGCAGCTAAATATCTTGCAACTTCTGAAGCCAATCCTTTGTTTTTTCAAACAATCATAGGAAATCCTAGTAAAAAAGTTATGTATGCTTTAAGACAAGCAGCTACAGCTATTGATACAACTTCTGGAAGAAGACTATCTACTGGTTTATCTTATATGAGAGATGGTATTGATATTACTGCTGGTCTTACTTTTGGAAAAGCGACTTCAGTTTTTAAACGTGTTGTTGATATAACTCCAGGTTTAAGACCTTTTGCAAATGCTATGAATGCACAATGGGATCGTAGATTAATAGGTACTTCTCCAAGTAAAACAGATACACCAGAACAACTGTCTATGATACAAGAATATGGAAGCTTGGCTGGAGATTTTGGAACTCGTTTAAAATTAATACTTACTGACAACAAACTAAGAAAAGGAATATTTGGACAACTTAAAGGTAGAACACCAAGAGAGAAAAAATATGGTCCAAGCGGTGAAAAACTTTCTACAGGTTCTAATTTAGGTATGTATAAATTAGACGATGTAACTAATAATTTATTATCTACAACAGTAAGATCAATGACATCTAGAGGACCAAGAAAAAATACTACACCTTTTACAGCAACAGGAAGACTTAGATTAGATTTTAAAAGACAAATTGAAGAAGCAGGACAAGGATACTACACAGTAGATAATTTTTTAAACGCAGCAAAAGAGATTAGAAAACTCGATGATGAAATTTTAAAAATAGCTAAAAATACTGGTTTAATAGATAAAAGTGTAAGAGTTGTAGGACATATGCCTCGTATGTGGTCTGAAAAGATTTTAGATCCTGCTAATAAAACAAAGATGATAGATCATTTTGTAAAAACAGGACAAGCAAAAAATAAAGAAATTGCTACTGATATATATAATGAAATGATTGACAAGTCTTTAATGGCTCAACGATACGGTGCTTCTGCTCCTTATAGTGGAGTGGCTGGAAGAAAGCTAACAAAAATAAAAGATGATGAGCTAGCAGATCTTTTAGATAATGATGTAGAGTCTGTTTTTTCTAGTTACTTTGATGGGTTTAGTAAATTAATTGCTGAAAACAATTCTTTTGGATTACCTACACAGGCAAGATTATTAGTTGATCCTAAAAATGGTAAGTTTGTTCCTTTAAAAGGAAGCGAAGTTGGTAGTAAACTAGCTCCTGTGCTTAAACAAGCAATTAAAGACATAGATGCTTTAGATGTTTCAGTTGCTAGAAAAAAACTTTTAAGATTTCAATTAAAAAGACTAGAAAAAACTTATCAGTATACAGTAGGAAACGTACCTAGAATAGAAAACAAGGCTTTACGTTTTGCATCTGAAGCTGCTCAAGTAGGTGTGCAATTAGGTTTTCTACCTCTTGCAACAGTTACAAGTATATCAGAAGCTTTTATTCCTTTGGCTCATGTTAATGCTCCTACATACGCAAAAAATATGATGAGTGTTATAGGACTACAAGGTAAAAAAACAGTTAGAAATATATACAATGCTTTTGATTTAAACCAAACAAACTTGGCAAAATTAAATGTTGGTTATGAATTTAAAAAAGGATCTATCATACCTAAAAAAACAGAAGGTAAAAAACTTGGTGAATGGTTAAATAAAACAGAGGCTTTTGAAGAAGCAAATAAAGTTATGTTGTTCATGGATCAAGCAGCAATGCAAAGAGTTGAAACTTTATATTCTGCAGATATACAAAACAAAGGATTAAAAGCTGTACAACGGCTTTTCTTTAGAGCTAACCTTCTTGCTGAGTGGACAAAAACTGTAGAGTTGGCTAGTTTTATGATGGGCAAAGATATGATTAGAACAAATCTTTCTAAAATTAATAAAGGCGGTTATACAAAGTTATCTTTAAATAGATATAGAGATGAACTTGAAACATTAGGAATTAATGTAGACGAAGGATTAAAGTTTATTCGTGGTGATATGAAAGCCAAAGAGATGTTAGATTTTGAAAAGAAGATTATGTTAGGCGGTCAACGATTTGCAAGACAAATTATTCTAAATCCTAAAGTA